CAACTCCTGCCAGCGATCAACAACCGCCGCTGTAAATTCTGGGCAATTTTGAGCAACAACAATTAGGCTATCCCGTTTATTTAATTGGTATTCGCGGTAAGTCTGTCCGTTTTGTGGGTGGGTGTAAGCCGTTGGCTGATACCCCCATATAACACCTTTTGCAATAAGTCTTTCGATTGAGCGACATAGATCACTGTGATTTTTATTTATTAACCCGGCAATCTCTCGACTACTCATCGTCAAAGTGCTTGCGTTTTGTGTTGAGATGTTTAATAATTGCTCCATCTTTTGAAAACTCCTTGTGAGTGTAAAGGCCACGGTTGCCGCCGTGGTTTTTTATTGCCGTTTATTTAGCGAAATAACGCACTCAATAGTGTGTTGTGTCGCCGCCAAGTGTTTATCTAATGCGCGACGGATTTTGTCTTCTTCGTGAGAAGTGATTTCACCGTCTGCTAATGCAGTTTCAAGCACTTCAAACAGCAATCCACGCGCGGATTGTTCATGCAGTTGCAGCACGGAAATTTCTACGCTGTCTAACTGGTCTGCTTCAGGGTGCGGTACAAAACACCCGCCAGCACTTCGGCAAAGCTCCTCGATAAAATCAGTACAGCCATACTCAAGTTGCAGTGCAATCAATTCTTCGTTTTTAAAGCGTTGCCCTTTCGTCTGATATAAGCGGTTATTCAGCTCCGCCTCTGAAAATCCGAGAAATCCGGCTACCGCACTTTTGCCGCCCGGTATGTTCTCAATCATTTCGATGATGACTTTCTTCATTGCCATAATTTCTTTCCGTTTTTTATGGTTTTCTTTTGGGTAAAGGTCGGTAAATTACGTTCTAAGGTGTTTTGGTAATCCATCATCCGGGTTTGGGTATAAGTGCGGGCTTAATTCGTGCGGTGTAACCAAATAATTAGTTACGGCAGACCAAGCCAATGTTGTTTTCGCACTTAACTCACAACGACCCGTCAAATAATGGCTAACAAATCCCTGCGTTTTTTGTACAAGCCGAGCAAACTGTTCTTGTGTAAGTTTTTTCTCGGCTAAATATTCGGTTAATTTCATATAGCCTCCTTAATGCCAAAATATTAGCAAAACTATTTCAGTTATTCAATAGTTTTAATATTTTAACTATTCTTGATCTTATTAGAAGGGCTAATATAATTCGGGAAAAGATACAAGAGGGATACAATGAGCGAAGCGGAACAAAGACTTTTTGAGATTAAAACTCGCCTAAAAAGTATTTATGAAACAAAGAAAAAAAATTTGGGATTAACTCAAGCTAAAATCGCTAATCTGTTAGATATTAAGACACAGGGCGGTGTAAGCCACTATATGAATCCAAATAGCAAGCAACCTATAAGCAAAGAAACGATCATTAAATTTGCTTCAATTCTTGATGTTGAACCATCGGATATAGATCCTGATATTTCTGAGGACTTCACCACTCTGGTAACAAAAGCAAAAGAGTTTTCGGATCCAATAGCCACTGATTCAATTAAGCTCACATTGCTTGATAACCATCTTGCTGCTGGCGATGGTGTCATCAACCTTGATTACCCAGACACAATCCGCTCTATTGAATTTTCACGAGACAAGTTCATGGAGATTTTCCAACGCAAAACAGCAAACAATCTCTCGATTGCGATTATCGACGGAAACAGTATGTACAACCCAAACAATGCCGAAATGAGCCTAAAACATGGTGACATCGTGGCGATTGATAGAACAATTAATGACTTCAAAGATGACGGAATTTATGCGTTTGTGTACGAGGGAAAAGCAAGAATCAAGCGCTTGCAGTATCTAAGCGGCTACAGATTAAAAGTGATTTCAGACAATCCAAGTTATGATCCTGAAATCTTAGAAAAAGACCAAGTAGAACAAATCCACTTTGTCGGAAAACTGATCAAGAAATTAACACTAGATATTGTTGATCTTTAATAACAACTAACCTTAAGGAAAAAATATGGTAGGGGCAATAGCTTTAACCAAATTTAACGAAATCTCTTCGGAAATTGTGAATTTCCGCAATAAGTCATTCGACATAAACCATGTTGATGAAGCCCGAGCCGTTGCTTTTATTGATGAATTAAAGCCGCTTACTAAGACTGATGATAAGGCTCTGGCTTTCTCGCTACTTGGTACACTTTATTGCTTGCTAGGCGATCTAAACAACATGGAGTTCAATTATCGCACCGCACTAAAGTTTTCTCCCGGTGATATTCGTATTAGATTTAATTACACAATTGATTTATACTACTCGTATCGCCCCGTATCTGCTCTTATTCAAGCGCGGGAAATACTGAATCTTAATGTTAAAGATATTGAAATATTGCATTCAATTTATCTTTTGTTAGATAACTTAATTAAAATAAATGAGTGCGAAAAAGTAATGCAAATGATTGAGAAATTCCCCGCAAAACAACTCAAAGATTACTCTACTTGGATTAATAACAAGAAATCTTTGCTTGAAGCATATCGCGATCTAAAAATAGACCTCCCACTGCTATCAAAACTTATTGATGGCATTCAATCTGATCTATCTCCGCAACATCCAAAAAGTGTTTATGTAGAGCATTACTATGATTATGATGATAAGACGATTGTCTATTCATTTATTGATGAAAAGTCAGATGTAGATTCCGCTTTTAAGTTTGATGAACAATTAACAGATTATATAATTGAATTTGAAAGAAAAAATAACGTTCACTTTAATAATTTTGTGATGATGTATGAGGCTAGATAATGATTAAGGCGAGCGATATTTACAACCGAGCTAAACAGTTAGCAGAATCAACAAATGAAACAGAACAAAGAGAATGTATTAAAACCCTATACTACGCTGTGCTACACAAAATACAAGAAGTCTGCGACAGCAAAGAACTACCGAGAACTCGTGCTGCAAACTTAGGAAGTCATGAAAGCATGATAGAAAGAATAAATGTACAAAATCTACCATCAGAAAAAGAAATAGTGGCATACGCCAAAAAAATGAAGAAAAAAAGAGTGGATGCAGACTATATTCTTTCATTAAACATCAATAATAAAGATGTTCAGTATCAAATTTCATGGGCTGAGAAATGTTGGTATTTGTTAGACAGACAATAAACAGTTTATAAACCGCCTCTGGGCGGTTTTTTCTTTACTCAAATTGGTCTTAGTGTAATAATACTCGCACTGGCAATGGACCCGAAGCCCCGGACGTAAGAGCCGGGTAGCTTTGTAAAGTGTGAGAATCGCTTGTTTGCGGTTCAGAAAGGCAGGCTCTTAGCTTGCCTTTTCTTTTTTATTTATGTAAGAAATCATCAACAGCAAATTGAAATTCTTTCTCCAGTTCAGCAATACTACCCGCCTCATAAGTAATAAGCCCTAAAATACCCAATATTTTTCCGAAAAAGCACTGATCTTCCCGAGAGTAACACACGCTACCAAGCAGCCCTCTATATTCAAACACCATAAATCCTCACACACAAAGTTAATAGACCGGCATTTTACTTCAAATACCTACATTTGAAAAATCCACCTCTCCCCTACTCTATTTTCGTGATCTAGGTCAAAAATTCAGCAAATAGTTAAAATTTTATAAAAATAAAATATTAGTAAAAACAGTAATTTAATAGTTTAAATAGTAAATTTATTAAAATATATTAGTTTTGCTATTTACTATTAATATTAGTTTTAGTATTATAAGACACATCAAAGCAAAACACTTTGAGTTGCTCTTTAACAATACGATTAAAAACACATCGACCAACACTTAAGCGCAGTTAAGACGGCAGTGAGAATGACAAAGCTCACCGATTAATTAGCGATAAGTAGTTAGGAGTAAGTGACTTATGGCCTTGTTGTGATAACACGCCAATCCCGATGGATCGCAAATAGCGATGAACGGATGAAGAAAACTTACATTGCGGTGTGAATGCTTACGGAAATGCAAACAAAGCCAATAGGTGGGAATAGCTAAACGTAAGCAACCGAACCACTGTTTTTGGTCTGTTTTTAAAATGGTTAAAAAAGGAAAAGCGACAGACAGCAAACGTTAGCTAAAGGCGTGACATACCGGAGAGACGGTAAACTGCCGCGGTAGCTTAATAGGTAAAAGCAACCGGCTCATAACCGGATGATAGTTGAGTTCGAGTCTCTCCCGCGGCACCAATTCAAAGCGCATTTGCTAGGACAGAGATATTTTGGGAAGTACAACCGGAATGAATGATAGAAGAAGTGCGCTTTGAAATGGCAAACATAAAATAAATGAGGTTAAAAATGGAATATGTAACGATTTCCAAATCTGAACATGATTTCTTGGTTACCCAAGCCAAGCGAATGAAATTTATTAGCGGTTACAGACCGACACTGATGGAAGAAACGGACACTGGAGAATACTCAATTACTGTAAGCACCATGGGAATTATTGACACGCTACGATACAGCAAAGGTATTGAGTGCATCGATCTTGCGATTAAAGATATTCGAGAAATGCAGCAAGTATTTTGGATTTTTGAACCTACGGAAATCTACGCCGGGCGCACGATTGAAGAAATCCTTAATGAATTTTTTAGCGAAGAAGATCGCAAAGAAATTTTGAAAGACAATCTTTACGGCCCGGTTGATTTAAACGAAAAATTCCCAGTCAAGGAAGATATAGGAAGTATCGCAGTAGAAAAGACTATCAAAGAACTACTTGATGAAATGGTGGTTTTTCCTGACGTGGTACTAAGTTCTTATTCATAATTTCAATGGCTCTTGTGTTTGCTAATTTCAACGGGAAATTAGCAGGTTGCCGAAAAGGCGTAACGTTTAATAAAAAAGCGACTTGCTGTTAAAGATTTAGAGGGTTCGATTCCCTCCGAGAGCCAACCAATTTTTTAAACATCAACAACGGAGTAAAAAACATGAAAACTATCGCAATTTTATTAATGACGATAATTATGATGGCTGGATGTACACCAATCCAGCAAATGACGTTTGATTTAAACGGCGAAAGATACACATACAACTGCGTAACATACACTTATCAATCTTGGTCTAGCGTAATGCCTGTGATGTACTCCGATTTTAATCCAATATCATTACACGTGAAAAAATTGTGTCACGGCAATTAATATTAATCTTTATCGGTCTTAACAGGGGTTGTTAAGAGGGTCGCGCCGATTTAGTCACGGTGGACACTGCTCAAGATGAGCTTATTCGCTAGGGATGACTACCCGCACTTTTGGTTACTGTCTTAGCTGAGCATGAGGGCTTAAAACTTATGTAATTTTAATTGGTTCCTTAGGTTATTAGCCCTCTTCGGAGGGCATTTTTTTTGGGAGAAATAAAAATGAAACACCTTAAAGACATCGCTTTATTTGTGCTGGTAGTTGCCGCGTATCTTCCGCCAGTAATCGCACTAATCCTACTCAATTAAGGGACGCAAAATGAAAAAACTAATCAAACTCCACTTCACCGTTGCATTGGTATTTTTAACTGGCGCGGTTATCACCGAGGCTTATTTCAACGTTGCTCA